TAGACCTACACGCTGCTACTAAGGCTTATGTAGATACCGTTGCTGGCTCTGCTACGGCTGCTGCAGCCTCTGCTGCTGCCGCTGCTACAACCTATGACAACTTTGATGATAGATACCTTGGAGCCAAGGCTAGCGCCCCTAGCGTGGACAATGATGGCAATGCTCTTATTGAAGGTGCTCTCTATTGGAACTCAACATCTAATGCAATGCTTGCGTGGGATGGTGCTGCTTGGGCATCTATTTCATCTACTGCTGACATCTACCGCTATCGTTATACAGCCACTGGCGGAGAGACATCTAAGTCAGGCGCTGATGATAATGGATTAACTTTATCCTACATTGTAGGCAAGGAACAAGTATATCTTAATGGTGTTTTACTGGTTCGCTCAACAGATTATGTAGCAACTAACGGAACAAGCATTGCTTCTCTTGCAGCGTTAACTGCTGGAGATATTCTTGAGATTATTACCTTTACTGCTTTTGACCTAGCCAATGTTATTAGCCCTACATTGTTTGATGCTAAGGGTGACATACTTGTAGCAACCAGCGCAGATACGGCTGGCAAACTAACAGTGGGAACAAATGGATTTTATTTATCAGCAGATAGTTCTACAGCGACTGGCTTAAAATGGACAGCCGTAACAACCGACCCAACACCAACCGTCTTTATGCTCGGTGGAATGTAACTAAGGAGAAATAAATGGCAACAGTATATAAGGTCCTTGGGCAATCAAACCCAGCAGCGACAACAGCAACAACTCTATACACAGTCCCAGCATCTACATCAACAGTAGTATCAACAATCTCGGTATGTAACCAAGCATCTACTGCTGCTACATACCGTATTGCTGTGCGACCTGCTGGTGCAACTCTGGCTGCTCAGCACTATATTGTTTATGGAGCAACAGTCCCAGCCTCTGACTCAACAATGATTACCGTTGGTCTTACTCTGGCAACTACAGATGTAATTACTGTATATGCATCATCTGCAACACTATCATTTAACGCATACGGAAGCGAGATTGCATAATGGCTACTGGTCAAGTTAGTTCTATCTCAGGTGATACCTGGCAATTAATTTCAACTACAACACTATCTGGCACAACAACTACAGTTAGTAGTTTAACTGGTTATAAAACTTTAATGGTTGCTGTGTCAGGTGCTACAAAATCATCGGCTGCTTATATGGCTATGAGAGTAAATGGTGATACTGCCGCTGGAAATTATGGCTCTAATGGTGGTTTTGAATCTTTCTTTTATCTTGGTGGAACTGTTTCTGGAAGTGATTCAGGTGGTGCAATTATATACGATGCAAATCAAGAAGCGCCTCACGAATTAAAAATTACTGGATTTGATGGAACAGCCTCTGGCTTTTCAATGTATACAAATACAACTGCAATTACTAGTATTAGTATTACAACCCATAATGGAACCCCAACTTTTACTGCTGGAACAGTAAGAGTCTACGGAATCGCGGCATAACTATGGCAGTCAATAACGCATCTCCTAAACGTGGTAAGGTTGTAGATATACCAGATACAACCGTTACTATTGGCACTGCGACTGCTGGCGATGCTTCTGCTACAGTTGCATTTACTACTTCATCTGCTACAACTGGTGGACCAGTATTTAGTTATATTGCTACATCTACTCCAGGAAGTATTACTGGAACTGCAACTACATCTCCTGTATCAGTTACTGGTTTAACTAATGGAACCTCATATACATTTACTGTCGCTCCGCAAAATGCAACTGGCAAAGGCGCTGCAAGTGCTTCATCTAATAGCATAACACCTGCACCTATTGAAATTGAATATTTAGTTCTAGCAGGTGGTGCAGGTGGTTCTAGTTACCAAGGCGCAGATTACGCTGCTGGTGCTGGTGGTGGTGCTGGAGGATGTAGAACAGCATCAGGATTTACAATTCTTAAATCAACAAATTATACTGTAACTGTTGGAGCAGGTGGCACTGCTGCTGCATTAAACACAAGAACTTCTGGAACTAAAGGTGCTAATTCTGTCTTTTCAACCATAAGCGCAACTGGTGGAGGACGAGCAGGTTCAAATACATTTTCAAAGGCTGGACAAACTGGAGGAAGCGGCGGCGGTTCCACTGATGGATACACATTAGGTAGCAGTGGAAATGAAGGCGGTTATAACCCTCCTGAGGGCTATGGTGGAAGTAGAGCCTATGACGGCGGTGGATATCCAGGCGGTGGTGGCGGTGGCGCTGGTGCTGCAGCGGTTGCAAACACTGGTGGTCTTGTAGGTGGAGCAGGTGGCGCTGGAAAAACTTCATCTATAAGTGGAACTTCTGTAGTTTATGGTGGAGGCGGTGGCGGTGGTTCATTTAGTTCTGGTGAACCAGGCGCTGGCGGAACTGGCGGCGGAGGTGTTGGTGGAGATGGAAATTCTGACGCAGGTAATGGTGTAACAAATCGCGGAGGTGGCGGAGGTGGTTCTGGTGGAACCAGTAGTGGTTCTGTTGGTTATTCTGGCGCTGGTGGTTCTGGAATTGTAATCCTTCGTTATTTAACTTCAATAGGAACAATAACTATCGGTGCTGGTTTGACAGGTTCAACAGCCACAGATGGTTCTTATAAAGTAACAACAATAACTGCTGGCACAGGAAATGTGAGTTGGTCATAATGGCACATTACGCGTTCCTCAATGAGGAAAACATAGTTACCGAAGTAATAACTGGAATACACGAAACAGAACTAATAGAAGGTTTAGATACTGAAACTTGGTATGGAAACTTTAGAGGACAAGTATGCAAGCGCACTTCGTATAATGCTAAGACAAATGGTTTTAGAAAAAATTACGCTGGTTTTGAGTTTACATACGATGAAGCGCTAGATGCTTTTATCCCACCTAAATGCCACACAGAAGCAGTGTTAGATGAATCTATCTGCCAATGGAATTGTAATAACTCAGACCATACCTTGGAGGTTCCAAATGAGTAAAGCAAGAGATTTAGCCAGCGCAGCACCTGCGTTCTCAACAGTATCAGCAACAGAACTTGGCTACCTAGATGGTGTTACCTCTGCTATTCAAACTCAGGTAGATGCCAAGATAGCAAAGACGTTAACAACTACTACTGGCGATATTATCTACGCATCAGGTGCTAATACACCTGCTCGTTTAGGTATTGGCTCATCTGCTCAAGTATTAACTGTTGCTGCTGGTATTCCATCTTGGGCTACTGCTTCCAGTCCTGCTGATAGTTGGACATTGTTAAACGCAGGTGGCACTTCTCTTTCAGGCACAGCCGTTAACATCACTGGCATATCTGGTCAAAATGAATTGATGGTTTTGGTCTATAATTGCTCGGTAGCAACAGGTTCTCAATACCCAATCAACATAACTTTTAACGCAGATGGTGCCAATCATAATTATTTTATGGGTTACCAAGAAGCCCCTAGCACATACTCGGCAGGTAACACGGGAAGCACTGGACAAATAAGCGCGGGCAACGTGCCTATCGCTACAACTGGTGGAAATGCTTCCGCAGTTCAGAACGGCATCGTTCATATTATGGGCGCAAATTCAACTGGTCCCAAACCATTTACAGTTGCTGGTGGTTCAACTTCTGGTGGCAACAACGGTCAAAGGAACAATTTTGGTGGGGGTGTTTACAATGGAACTTCTACCATTTCAAGCGTAAGAATTTCTATGGCTGACACATTTGACGGCGGCACAATCTATGTTTACGGAAGGGCATAATATGAAAATCACTGAAAAAACTTTTAATGTCGAAACTGGCGAGGAAACAATAATTGAACGCGAAGAAACTTCTGCAGAAATAGCAGAAAGAGAAAAAGCAGAAGCACATTATTTAGCAATAAAAACTGAAGCCGAAACTAAGGCAACCGCTAAGGCTGCACTCTTAACACAACTAGGTATCACAGAAGAACAAGCAAAACTTCTTTTATCCTAATGATTTACGAAACATCCGATATACATCGGACAATAGATGACGCAGTAGACGAAATAGAAGCATCAATAATTTAAGGAGCATACGTGGCAGGTCGTGATATTACCGAAGGTCGTGGCTCATCTACACCTGATGTTGGGTTAGCAATTGCAGTTGATGTAGGTATCGTATCTACTGGAGGAATCTGGCAGAATACAAATGAGTCCTATGACGTTGCACTAGGTGGCTTGCCATTTTTCTATGCCATCAATGACTCACGTCCTTACATTAGGCAGACTGCTCCATTCCGTAAGGAACAATTTGATAATGGAGCAGAGCCAGGTGAGCAATCACTTACTGGTTGGTGGTTAAGAAGTCAGTCATCTTTTCACGGTGGTTCTGGTATTAAATTCTATGACCCATCTGCTGGTGAAACAGTGGCACATAGGTTCACAGATAGCAAAGGTGTTAATGTCTGGACTAAAGGACAAGTAACCCTACTTAAAGATACTGCTGCTACACACTATACATCTGGCACAATCCAAACCAACGGTAAGCCATTCCAAGTTGCTCGTTCAATTGAGTATAACGGAACTGATGGTGTTCTGTTGTGGGATGAATATGATGTAGATAAGATTGCAGCAGACGGAACAGTTACGCACTTTATTGATTACTCTGCTGGGGGTGAATACCCTGTTCAGGCTATATGTGATGATGGCACTTATGCTTACTGGATTGTTAACGTTCTAAATACTGGAACTCCAAGATTACGTATATATAAGAAGTTATTAACTGGTGTTTCTGGTGCTGGTGATACTCTTATGATTAGCGACAATGGTATTACTGTAAATACCGCTACTATGGAATACGTTAAAGATCGCATTGTCATGGGTATTAACAATAAGATATATGAAATATCCTCATCTTCATCTAGCCTTCCAAGCCCTATATATACACACAGCGATACCGATATTGTATTCTCTAGCATTACTGCTTCTGGTCCAGCCATCTATGTAGCAGGATATAGTGGCACTCAGTCAAGTATCTTTAAGTTTACTCTCAACACATTAGGTGTAATGCCAACTCTTACATCGGCGATAACCGCAGCAGAAATGCCAGTCGGAGAAATTATCCATAAGATTTATTACTATCTAGGTTATATGATGATAGGAACCAGTAAGGGTATCCGTGCAGCAACTGTCTCAGATCAAGACGGCTCTATTAGTTATGGCCCACTTATTGTAGAAACCACTCAACCATGCTATGACTTTGCAGCAAACAACCATTACATATGGTGTGCAACTGGCGTGGACGGAGCACCTGGGGTTATCCGTATTGACCTTAGTAACGAAATAGAGCCTTTGCGCTTTGCTTATGCTAATGACTTATATGTCAGCGGAACCAGCGGATATAGCACAACAACCTGTGCATTTGCTGGGACAACAGACCGATTAGTCTTTGCCACTACAGCACTTAATGCTGGCTCAGTAAGCAACAAGGCACTCACAACTAACGTAGCAACCTTGACTACATCTGCAGCACACGGCTTAGCCGTTGGAGATTCTGTATGGGTAGAAGGCGTTGACGCAACATTTAATGGTCAATACACGGTTGTTGCCGTGCCAACTACCACAACATTTACTTACGCAAAAACTGCATCTAACGTAACATCTACTGCCGTATCACCTGTTGGTAAAGTCAACAAGGTAGGTAGTATCAACATAGAAGCAAGTGCAACATTGACCCCTACTGGTTATCTAACTAGCGGTTACATCCGCTACGGAACATTAGAACCTAAGAACTTCAAGCGCCTTCTAGGACGTGGAGACTTTTCTAAGGGCTCGATGATTCTTGAAACAGTAGACAAAGATGGAACTGAATACGATCATATTACATATGACTCTGTTATCTTTCCAATTGAAGTTACTACATCTCAACCCGCCACAGCCCAAGAATATGTAGCATATAAATTTATTCTTAGTCGTGATGCAACAACCACATCTTCTGGTCCTATATTTAAGGGCTATCAGGCTAAGGCGACAATTGCAACACCACGTCAACGCGTTATGAAGTTTCCAGTCTATTGCTTTGATGTTGAAACAGATAGATACAATGTTCAAGTTGGTTACGAAGGTAAAGCACAGACCCGTCTTTTGGCTCTTGAAGAGTTAGAAAGCAACGGAGATGTTCTTACCTGGCAAGACCTAACTACTGGCGAATCTCGTCAAGTTGTTATTGAGCAAACTTCATTCACTCGTATGACACCACCTGATAAGCGATTTGATGGTTTTGGTGGGGTCATTGACATAACCATTAGGACAGTATAATGACAATCGCCAACTGGGCATCACTAATCTTAGCAATCATTGCAATCGTCACAGCATTCGCTGGGGCAATCAGATGGTTGGTAAAACACTTTCTTTACGAACTCCGTCCCAATGGTGGCGGTAGTCTAAAAGATCAAGTGAACCGATTAGAGAAGCGCGTTGACGAAATCATAGATATGCTATTGGACCGTAAGTGAAGACCGACAACTTTCCTAAGTGGTTCTACGACAACGCTACTGTCTCAGATTTTGAAGCAGGACTTGCTGAGTTCAAGGGCAAAAAGAAACTTAAGTTCCTACAGATAGGTGTCTTTACAGGCAACGCATCTGCTTGGCTACTAGAAAATATTCTTACTGACCCAACATCTATCTTGGTTGACATTGACCCTTGGTGTGGGAACCTACCTCACGAATCAGTATATGATTGGGGTGATATACAAGAAGCATACAAAGAACAAGTAGAGCCTTATGGCAAGAAAGTTCAAAGCGTTAAAGCATACAGCGGTGACTGGTTAAAGGAACATCGTGAAGGTGGCTTTGATTTTATCTATATTGATGGAGACCATCTGCCTGAATCAGTAACACTTGATGCTGACCTATCTTGGGACTTACTTAAAGTCGGTGGTGTGATGGCATTTGATGACTATGAATGGGACCATCCTGATGGCACAGATAAAAATCCTAAGCCAGCAATAGATGCTTGGCTAGCAAAACATAAAAATGAAATTGAAATATTCCGTAAAGGGTGGCAAGTATGGATAAAGAAAACCAAGTAGATTTATTCCTAGAGATAGCCAAGGCTGAGATTGGCGTTGCCGAAAAAGAAGGCAACAAGGTTAAGTATAACAAGAACAATGGACAACCTTGGTGTGGTTACTTTGTTAACTGGTGTGCTACAAAAGCCAAGATAAAGATTCCTAACTGTATCTATACACCCGCTGGTAAGTCAGGCTTCCAAGGCTTAGGCACTTGGTTTAACGCAGCAACAGAGAAGCCACAGCCTGGCGATATAGTTTTTTTCGACTTCCCTGGAGGCGAAAAGGTAGACCACGTTGGTATCATCCTCAAGGATAATGGCGATGGAACGGTAACTACTATTGAGGGTAACACCTCCCCAGAGAAGAAACCCAAAGGCTCACAAGCCAATGGGGGTGAAGTTGCTGAACGCATTCGTGCGTATAAGGCAAACAACAAACGCCAACTTACAGTCTTTATCGTAGGGTATGGCAGACCGAAATGGAGCAAGAAATGAAAGACCTAATCAATAAACTAAAGAGCCCTAAGACCAAGGCTGCTTTTATGTCCTATCTACGTGCTGTTCTAGCATCAGCAGTAACTATGGCTATTGCTTTGGCTGCCGATGTTGCACCTGAATACGCAATTCTCATTGGCTCTGTTGCTGCACCATTAGCCAAATGGGCAGATAAGACTGAAAAAGAGTTTGGACTAGGCTCCAAGAAATAGCCTTTAAACGGCTTTAAACGCCCCTTAGAACGACGAAACCCCCTTACCTTAGTGATTATACTAGGGCGAGGGGGTCTTTTGTCATTTCTGGAGGCTAATCGGGATCATATTCTTCAGCAGATTCCAAGATGTCTAGGACGTAGGCCAACTGTTTCTCTTCTCGGCGACGTCGGTATTCATTAATCAACTCTTCAGCGACTCGGATTGCCACACCCGATGCTAAGGTTGCGTAAAAGACTGGTAGAAATAAATCGGACATATTACTCCTTAGAGATATATATTATATATATTATAATATATTATATACGAACGCCTTAAAGCGTTCGTTATATCATATAATATCTTATAGATTAATTATACTCATACCAACTGAGAAGTGTCAACTTTATAGGCGGTCCCAGTAAAGTTCCATTATCAGACCCTATGGGTCATAATACACCTATGACAATACAACTTGAAGAATATACGCTGCCCGAGCACATTTCATACTCGGCCATCACTACGTTCATTGACTGTGGCTACCAATACTACTTGGGTAGGTTACTCCAGAAGCAAGAGGAACCATCGGTTTGGTCGGTCGGTGGTTCTGCTTTTCACCTTGCTTGTGAGAACTACGATAAGGAAAACCTATGAGCCAAGTGCAACAATTATGGGACCAAGCATGGGTTGAGTGCAAAGGTGATACAGACCTAACTAATGCTAGAGTGGGAGGTCGTGCTACTAAGGCTAACCCTAACAAGGAAGATGTAAACTTTTGGCAGAGCACTGGTCCAACTTGGGTTCAGAACTATATCAACTGGCGTAAAGCCAACCCCGAGTGGAAGATATGGACAACCCCGCAAGGGATTCCTGCAATCGAACTTGCACTAATGCCTGTTGTTAATGGTGTTACTATCAAGATGATTATTGACCGAGTGTTTGAAGTCAATGGGCAACTTGTAGTGGTTGATCTCAAAACATCACAGCAACTACCGACTAGCAGTTTGCAACTAGGCTTCTATAAGATGGGCTTAGAACAACAGTTTGGCATTGAGGTTAACTGGGGCAACTACTATATGTCCCGTGACTCAGGCACAGCCTCTATGATTGACTTGCGTCAATACAGTAGAGACAAGATGGAGTATCTAGTTGATACTTTTGATAGAGCCCGTAAGGCTCAGATTTTTCTACCAAACACTAATAACTGCCAGTATCGGTGTGGACTCACACAGTTCTGTCAGTTCTCGACAAAGAAAGAAGATAAATGAGCGAAGAATGGAAACTGCAGGTGTCTTACAAAACACCGTCAGGGGACATGATAAATGTCCGCGCCAATACATCTGATGAACTCAGTGTATTACTTGAAGGAGTTGGTGACTATGCAACTCAAATTGCGTCAGTTCAAAAGTTGGTATTAGGAGCGTATAATGCACTCCCTTTATCGACGCCGAGTATCACTACAAGCATAGAGCAACCGCAATACTCGGCTCCGACCCAGGCGGGGGAAGCACCAAATACCTCAGCCCCAACGTGTCAACACGGGGCTCGCAAATACAAGGCGGGAGTATCAGCCAAGACGGGCAAACCATACGCAATGTGGGTATGTCCGATGCCACAGGGCGCAGACCAATGTCGTCCAGTGAACTAACACAAGAGTTCTTTCCGTTTTAAATATTAGGTAGGGGGTAGCAATGAGAACGTTAGTAAGGTCAGTAGGCCGAGCATCAATCGGGGGCGAACCCCTACCTAGTTGCTTTAAAGCATTTGAAGCCAATAAGATTATTATCCGTAGGTCTGAGGTTTCAATGTTTGCAGGTGCGCCAGGGGCAGGCAAGTCAACGCTTGCCCTTGCGTTAGCACTTAAGACCAATGTTCCAACGCTCTATATATCAGCCGACACAAACGCTCACACAATGGCTATGCGCTTGGCTTCTATGATATCTGGTAAGTCTCAGAGCGATGTAGAGCAAAAACTTAATACTGATATTGGTTGGACTAAGGCTGTCTTGCAAAAGGGTAGCCACATCGTGTGGTCGTTTGAATCATCACCCACACTAGAAGATATATCAGAAGAAGTATTAGCATTTGAAGAAGTCTGGGGCTGTGCCCCGTCGATGATCATTCTTGATAACCTTATGGACGTAGCCACAGATGGTGGCGAAGAGTTCGCGTCAATGCGAGCCATCATGAAGGAGTTAAAGTATCTTGCCCGTGCCACTAACGCTGCGATTGTTGTATTACACCACACTTCTGAGGCTATTGCAGGCACTCCCTGCCAGCCTAGGTCCGCTATCCAGGGTAAAGTTTCTCAACTCCCTGCTCTTATCTGCACACTCGGAACGGTTGGCACTTCAATGGGTGTTGCGTCAGTTAAAAACCGATACGGTAGAGCAGACGCAGGTGGAACGCTGATGACTTGGTTAGCATTTAATCCTGAGTATATGTATATCGAAGATATTCCAGAGAACTCATAATGATAACATCATACGCACTTACTTCACAAGAAGAAGCCACCGCCGTTGAGGTAGGATACCAACGTCAAAAGCCTTACTTCGGAGACCCTACAAAGAACATTAACTACTCAGAGGGCGATCTTTGGGAACTATGGCAACATGCTGTTGCTGCTGGTAGCGAGTTAGCATTTGCTCGTATGGTTGGTAAGACAGACTTTGTTCCCCACTTTAACAAGTGGAAGAATGAACTAGATATCCCTGGACTTGGGGAAGTTCGCTACTCGTTCAATGAGCAACCTAAGTTAAGATACACTAACCGCGATGATGACACACTTGTATACATTTTGATGGCAGATGGTATGCGCCATAAGACTAGACGTGTAGGACCTGATTGGCTAGGAGTCCCTTACAGAGCCCTAGGTTGGGCTTATGGGAGCCAATGTAAGAAGGAAGCGTTTAGATACAACGAGAAGTCTTGGTATGTCCCTGTGTCGCACCTACAACCTATGCACCTACTACCACTATGACAACCAGAAAATCGCATAAAGCGAGAGGGGCAACTTTTGAAACTGATATACGTGATTGGTTCCGTAGTCGGGGTTACGATGCTGAGCGTCTTGCTCGGGCTGGTGCAAAAGACGAAGGGGATGTGGCGGTCAGAGCCGACTTCTTTGGAAGTATCGGCATACTTGAATGCAAAGCCCCAGGCGCGGGCAACGCTATTTCACTCAGCGGTTGGACAAAAGAGGCTCAAACAGAAGCGACGCATTATGCGGAAGCAAGACAGATTGACCGCAAAGAAGTTCTTCCAGCAATAGTAATTAAGGCAAGAGGCAAATCCATTGACGATGCGTATCTAGTATTGAGGTTAGGCGATGTATTCTGATAATGATTTACCAGACATAGTAATGGTGCTAGAGCACTACGGCGCGGTAGTTCGCAGAACAACAGGGCAAGTTAATATTAAGTGCCCGTTCCACGATGACTCCCATGCTAGTGCTAGTTTCAATACAAGAGAAAATATATTTAATTGTTTTGCGTGTGGTATGCAAGGCAACAGTTTGCAAATTATAGCCAAACAGGAAAGGGTTGATATACGTGAAGCAAAATCTTTCGCAGAGGGAATTACTGGCCAAAGCAACACTCAAATACGCAGCAAATATTCATCTGGCCGAAGACTACCTAGCAAGTCGGGGAATAACAAGGGAAGTGGCTCGGGTGGCACGATTAGGCGTAGTCTTGGAGCCTGAAGTTGGACACGAAGCATTCCAAGGAAGATTATCCATACCGTATATTACCAAGACTGGTGTTGTCGACTTGCGTTTTCGCAGTCTTAATCCTGCTGTTGAACCGAAATATATGGGCATGACTGGTGTTGAAACCAGAATGTATAATGTAATCGATACTGAGCGAGCAGGCGATTGGATTGGTGTGTGTGAAGGCGAACTGGATACTATCACTCTTAGTCATTGTATTGGCATTCCTTGCATCGGTGTTCCTGGTGCTAACAGTTGGAAAAAACATTACAATAGAATTCTTGCAGATTTTGAACGAATATTTGTTTTTTCTGACGGAGACCAACCAGGCAAAGAGTTTGCCACTAGCCTTGCCAGAGAGTTACCAGTTACGATTGTAACAATGCCTGATGGTGAGGATGTCAATAGTTGCTACGTAAAATATGGAGCAGATTATATCAGAGAAAGAGCAGGACTAAATGAATAAGATTCCACCTTGTCCTGTTTGCGGTGAAGAGTTTGAAAACATCTTCGATGCAACAGATCATTTACTAGAAGAGAATGACTCAGAGTTCGACCCTAAGTTAATACTACCAAATGGGTATTCGCTTATGATTGGTTCTTTACTACGTTGCATTTATGGTGTAGCAGGTGATGAGAAGCAGGTAAAGGATATATGTGAAACTACATACGCAACATTGTATGCAGCAGAAACTAATCCAGGAGCAATGAAAGATATTATTCAAGACATAGTAGTAGATCAAAATATGGCTAACATCGACGAGGAATTAAAGCAGTTAATAGATGAAACAAAGAATGGAGAATGAGGAAATATGGCAGATTATAGAACATCTAAGGAACCAAGGTATCCAAGTGAAACAATATCAAGTGGAAAACAAATCTTTGATCATAACCCTAGACGTGCCGTTATTAAGCCTAAACCAATAGAGGATGAGAAGTATGCTGAAGCAAGGAAGAAAAATGCTGAGAGCAAATTCGTAAGTGATGTAACTTTAATTTACACCGAGTTGGAAGATTTACTTCTATCCAAGCATAAAGATTACGGCCCAAGCAACATCTCAAACGCACCTGGGGGTGCACTTAACGGCCTCCGAGTAAGAATGCACGATAAGTTGGCTCGTATAAATAACTTGGTAGATGAGAATAAAAATCCAGAGCACGAAAGTTTAGAAGATTCATTTAAGGATATGGCTAACTACGCAATCATCGGATTGCTAGTCTTGAGAGGAAAGTGGGATAAATGAAAATCTTTGGACCTTATAAAGGTAGTAAACAAAATGGTGGCAGGCCTATCTATGTCATCAAACGCAAGAAGAAAGATGGCACTACTGAAACCACATCTACCAACAAGGCACGTCTTGATTACAAGAAGGCTACTGGTAAGAAGTTAAAGCGTGACCAAGAAGTGGACCATAAAGATAATGGTGGTCGTAAGGGTAGCGATAGAATATCTAACTTAAGAATCCTATCTAAAAAGAAAAACGTAGGCTTAGAGAACAAGAGACGAGCAAAGTAATGAAAACTATTGTTTGCATTTCCGATTTGCAAGTGCCTTATCATGATGTAGAAGCAACCAAGGCTGTCGCTAGATTCATTAAGGCATACCAACCTGATACTGTCGTATCTTGTGGTGATGAAATGGATATGCAGACAATCTCGAAATGGAGTAAGGGAACTGAACTAGAGTTTGAACGCTCCATTGGTCGTGATAGAGACCTTACTCGTCAAGTTCTATATGACTTAACCGTTGAGCACATGGTGCGTAGTAATCATACTGATAGATTATTCAACACTGTCGCTATGAGAGCACCAGGATTGCTTGGTCTACCTGAATTGCAATTAGAAAACTTCTTGGGCTTAAAGGAACTTGAGATACAATACCACGCTGACCCTTACGAATTGGCTCCAGGTTGGCTTCTAATGCACGGAGATGAAGGCAACGTTCAACCTACTGCGGGAGCAACTGCACTAGGCTTAGCAAAGCGTTCAGGTATGTCAGTAGTGTGTGGACACACGCACCGTATGGGACTGACACATCAGACTCAAACATATCGTGGTGGCAAGCCACGCACAGTGTGGGGTATGGAACTCGGGAACCTAATGGATTACCGTAATGCAAAATATATTAAGGCTGGCTTGTTCACTTGGCAACAAGGCTTTGGTATCTTAAAGGTTGATGGTAAGACAGTTATACCTCAGTTAGTTCCGATTGTAAATAATTCATTCACCGTTGACGGTAAGACTTGGAAGTGGTAGTAAAGGAAATGATTGACTGGAATCGTATAGAGCCTTGGGATTATGTAGTCGTTGGTGTGGCAGCCGAATACCATAAGAAGTATGACATGGTTGAACTCGAAGACATTAAGCAATCATTGTATCAGTGGTTTGCTGAACATCCTAACAAGTTAGATACTTGGGAAGCAATCGGTATGAAGGATGCTAAAAACCTTATATATCGCTCACTTCGTAACCAGGCCTTGGATTACTGCCAGCGGTGGAAGGCCAAGTCAATAGGCTACGAGGTGTCAGATAACTACTACTATGATACAGAGTTAGTCGAAGCAATCTTGCCTTCAGTATTGCGTGGAGAGATTGGTGTAACCCATCAACTTAATCTCGGCGGTCCGTCTCGTCCATCCGCGCCTGCTGAAGGTGGTAACATCACAGTTATCATGATCGAAGTTGATTATGGTTATTGGAAATTAAATAAAGAAGATAGACGTATCCTATTCCTTAAGTATGCTGAGGCTATGCCATTTGCTGAGATAGCCAAGGAGTTGGATATACCTAGTGAAGATGCCGCTAGAATGCGTTGTAACCGAGCCATTCGTAGATTGCTAAATCATATAGGTGGATACAAGCCTTATCGTGATGAGGACACAGTTGGCCAAGAAGAAGCAACCGAAGAAGTCACAATAGTTGAACTAGAATAATCCAACACA